CCGAATTTGGTTTCCGGGACGTGGAACGCATACAACAACGCGGCCGAATTGTTCCCGGCAAATGGGACGCCAATTTTATCGTCGTTTGTTTCCAATTGGTTGACAAACCGGGACATCGGTGACGTTCAATGTGAATTTGGTGAACCGCTACATGTGACATGGATGAACGCGTCCGGATCATCAATCGGGACAACGGCATCCGTTCAAGTTTACAACGAAAACGGATCCCCGGCCGGGACGGCGGCAATTTCCGGATCATGGCCATTGAACGCGTTTTCATTGTTGGACATATCCCCGACGGCGATCAATCAAACCATTGGCGCCGGAACCATTTCGTCGTCCGCGTACAAATACGGAATCCGGTTGAATTACGGATCGACATCATCCGAAATCATGGTGAGGTTGACATGTTCGACAAAATACACGCCGGTCACATTGCATTTTTTGAACCGGTTGGGCGGATTTGATTCATTTGGATTTCGGTTGATCAACAAACAATCGCGGGAGTTTACGCGCAATTCGTATCAACGAAATGTTTGGCAATACGACAACGGATCATCATCAATGAAAATGTTCGACACATATCGACGGATGAACCCGTCAGTTGTCACGAACGCGTCACAAATGTCCGTGACATACAAATTGCGGTCGGACATGATCAGCGCCGCCAATTTCAATTGGTTGCGTGAATTGATTGGATCGCCGGAAGTTTACATGTATCAAAATGGATATTATTTCCCCGTGATCATCCGGACAAACAATTGGGAACAAAAGATCAAATATTTGGACAAATTGAATGTGTTGGAATTGGAAATTGAATATTCCCGCAAATTAAACGGACAATTCAGATGAAAACACAAATATTTTTGGAGGGTTACGAAATGGATTTGGACGGCGAATTGTCGGCCGAATTTACCTATTCCGTTGACGACATCGCGGATTTTTCATCCCGGAACACGGCGTTTTCAAAAACGATTGTCATTCCCGGATCAACCCGGAACAACAAATTGTTCGGTCACATTTTTGATTTCGGTCACGCCAACAATTACGATCCGAACGTCGCAAACGTCGCGTCCAATTTTAACGCATCAAAGGCGGCGCAATGCGTGATCATGAACGATCAAATTCAGATTTTCAAAGGCGTTTTAAGGTTGTTAGAAATTGTGATCGACGCCGGATCAATCGAATACGAATGCGCGGTTTTTGGTGAGTTGGGCGGATTCATGGCGGCGGTTGGGAATAAAAAGATCGAACAAATTGATTTCGGCATTTCGGATCATGTTTGGAATTATGATCAAATTACCGGATCATGGGACAACGTTTCCGGTGGCGGCGTTTTTTATCCATTGATCGATTTCGGCCGGGTTTCTGAAAACAACAAAAACGATTGGAATTTCCGGGCATTCCGGCCGGCGCTATACGTCAAACAATACATTGACAAGATCATCACCGGATCCGGTTATTCATACGAATGCGATTTTTTCAACACGGATTTTTTTGAACGATTGATCATCCCGTCAAACACGGGATTGTCACGATCAGACAACAACGCATTTTTTGCAACGGCAAACGTTCAGACATACACGACAAACAATTATCCCGCGTTTACAACAACGACATTGGGACAATTTTCATTGGTTGGATCCGTGTATCGTTACAACGGGACACAACCATTGTCCGGGAATCTTAAATTGCGTTTATACGGACAAATCACGGACGTATTTCCGAACCCGGCACCGGCAACCAATGTGATCGTTTCGTTGCAAAAAAACGGGACAAACATCGCGCAACAAACGTTCCCCGTGTTCATGGAGCCGTGGACGTATTTCGTCGATTTCGACGTTCCCGTCACGTTGGTGACAAACGACACAATCAACGCGTTTGTTTCGTCAACGGCCAATGTTTACAATGTGAGTGAAGGCCGGTTGGCGGTTGAATCGTCAGCGGTCGTGATTGTTCCGGTGAATTACGGCGAAACATTTTCGATCAATTCAACGATTCCAAAGGGGGTATTTCAAAAAGATTTTTTTGCATCGATCGTCAAAATGTTCAATTTGTACGTCACGGAAACGCCGAACAAATCAAAACATTTGGTGATCACGCCATATTCAGAATACTATTTGAACCAATACGCCGCATTCACCGACAATTTGTTTGAGGTTGAAGGGGCGGATTTATTGATCCCGGACACCGGTGATTTTTTATTGATTGATCAAGACGTTGCCGGCGCGGCCATTTTGGATTGGACAAACAAATTGGATCGTTCAAAGCCGATCCGGTTGAAACCAATGGCCGAATTGAATGGCCGTTATTTTGAATACAAATACAAGCCGGACGGCGATTATTACAACGATCAGTATCAAAAAAAATACGGGATCGGTTACGGCGATTTTATCGAGGACACCGGGTTTGAATTTGCAAACGACGTTCAAAAGGCCGAAATCATTTTCGCCGCGACGCCATTGGTCGGGTATGACGGGCAAGAAAAGGTAGTTTCAACCATTTTGAAATTGTCCAACGCCAACGTTGAAGATCAAACCGAACATGTGATCCGGATCATGCAGGCCAAAAAAATTGAAGGGTTGACAAATGGATGGCATATCAAAACGGATTCCGGGAACGCCGGCACGCAATTACACCGGTACGGATATGCGGGACATTTGGATGATCCGGATAACCCGTTGGCCGACATTAATTTCGGCGCTCCAAAAGAATTGTTTTTTGAAATTACAACCGGGTATCCCGCCGCCAATTTGTTCAATTCGCAATGGTCGGAATACATCGCGGAAATAACCGACAAAGATTCCAAATTGTTGTCGGCCAACATCATGTTGAATCCGATCGACGTTTTTCAATTGGATTTCCGTCGGTTGGTTTATATTGACGGCAATTTGTGGAGGTTGAACCGGGTGATTGATTTCAACCCAAATTCCAACGAAACAACGAAATGTGAGTTTTTGAAAGTTATCAATTTAACATATTAACACAATGGCAAACCAACAAGAAGTTGACATCAAAATAAACGTCAAAACCGGCGAAGCGCAAACGGAGGTCAAAGATTTAAACAAGCAAATTGGAAAGACGGACGACGCGGCAAAAACCGCGGAAAAGTCGGCCAAAAAAGCCGGCGGAGCATTTTCGACGATTGGCGCGTCATTGAAATCATTGGGGATCATCACGATCATCGCAAAGGGGGTTGAATTTTTCACGGAAGCATTGGGGCGCAATCAAAAAGTTGCGGACACGATCGCGGCCGTATTCAACACGATTTCGTCGATCATTGGGGAGTTCATCAACATCGTCATTGACGTGACGACGCAAGTTTCAAAATCAACCAATGGATTTGATGCGTTGACAAAAGTCGTTTCCGGCGCAATTACGATCGCATTCACGCCGTTTAAATTGGCGTTTCAAGGGATCAAATTAGCCGTGTTGGAAGTTCAGCGCGCATGGGAACAATCCGTTTTCGGGGACAAAGATCAAAAGCGGATCAAAGAATTGACGGCCGACATTGACGAAACAAAAACATCAATTGCGGAGGTTGGGAAAAATGCGGTTCAAGCGGGAAAAGATATTTATAACAATTTTGGCGCCGCCGTCAAAAGCGTTGGCGACGTTGTTTCCGGGGTTGTTCAAAAGACATCCGAAATCAATGTTCAAGCAATTTACAATCAAAACAAAGCCGCCATTTCCGCAAAAAACGCGGCAGAATTAGCCGCGGCGCGGTTGTCCGGGTTGATCGAAAAATATGATCGTTTGGCCGAACAACAACGTCAGATCCGGGACGACGAAACCAATTCAATTGATGATCGGATCGCGGCCAATGAAAAATTGGCGGAATATTTGGAAAAGCAACGAACCGAACAATTGAAGCAAGCGGATTTGATTATTGAAGCGGCCGAATCCGAACGCAATTTGAAGAAAGGTAACATTGAAGCGGAAAAGGCATACATCGACGCATTGAATCAACGCGCGGCCGTTGAAGCGCAAATCACCGGGTTGCAATCCGAACAAAAGGTCAACGCGGTCGCGTTGCAAAAGGGACGGATCGCGTTGAATGATTCCGTCGCGGCATCCAATGCCAAATTGTTTTTGGATGAAAAGAAACAAAACGCGGAGTTCATCCGGGACGAAATTGAAAGGTTGGCAGAAAAAAAGCGGATCGCCATTGAAGAAAACAATATTGAGTTGCAAAGATTGCAAAACAATATCAACAACACAAAGGCCGGAACGCAGGCGCGCGTTGATGCTGAAATCGCATTCAAGGAAAAAAAGGCCGAAATTTCAAATCAGATCCGGACGTTTGATGATCAGATCGCAATTGCGCAAAACACGCGCGAAATGGCGCGGTTGGATCAATTGGCAAAGAATACCAATTTGGAATTTGAGTTCCGCCAACAAGCGTTGGACAATGAATTTGCACAAATCCAATCGGCCTATGAAAAAAAGTTGATTTCAGAAACGGAATACAACGCCAAAAACACGGAATTAACGCAACAACGGATTGCGTTGCAAGCGGAAGAAACCGCGTTTTTTCAAGAAATGCAAGATCGCAAGTCAGCCGCCGCAATGGCCGGGTTGAATCTATTGCAAGCGATCGCCGGCGAAAATGAAAAGATCGCCAACGTGATTTTTGCGATCCAAAAGGGATTGGAAATCGGGCGGATCATTTCATCCGCGTCGGCGTCCATTGGTCAGATCATCGCATCAACGCAAGCGATCCCGCCAATATTGCCGCCGGGCGTTCCGAATCCGGCGTACATTTCCGCGTTGGCATTGGGAGCAAAACGGGCGGCGGTTGTTAAGATTGGCGCGGCAACACAAATCGCGGAAATTGCGGCGTCGTCAATTTCCAAATTCAAATCCGGGAGCAAGGCGGAACCAAAAACGCCGGCCGCATCATCCGGGGGAATTGCAACCGCGGCACCAATTCAGCCGCAAGTAACCGCACCAACGCAAACAATCACGCAATTGGACAACGCGACAATCAACCGGTTGGGATCCGCGACATTCCGTTCGTATGTCGTCGAAACGGACGTGACGAATAATCAAGAAAAAATCAAACGCATCAATCGCGCGGCGCGGTTGGGATAACATTAAAAAACAAAAAACATGGAAAAGAATTTACCAATTTTCGAATTGTTGATCGACGAAACCGACACGGAAGTGACGGCGATTTCATTGGTCGATCGTCCGGCGATCCAACGGAATTTCATGAAATTTTCGGAAGATCAACCCGGCAAAGTGAAACAAAATTTCAAGTTCAACGACGAACGCCGGATCATCACCGGCGCGATCATGTTGGCGGACGAACCTATTTATCGCAACGACAACGGGTTTGAATATTTGGTCACGTTTTCCCCGGACACGATCATGAAGATCGTTCAAAAAGTTTTCCGCAAAGGTTATCACAACAATGTGAATTTGCAACACAACGGGGATGATCAGTTGGACGGCGTGACAATGTTCGAATCGTGGATCGTGGATCCATCACGCGGCATCAACGGCATTGATGGCGTCATGGCCAAACCGGGATCATGGATGGGATCATTTCACATTGAAAACGATCGCGCGTGGAGCATGGCAAAGAATGACGAAATCCGCGGGTTTTCGATTGAAGGGGTTTTCAATTACAAAAAACAATTGACGCAACCGGAACAAATGATGGCCAACATCATTGACGTGTTGAATCAAATTTCGTGATTGTTCATTCAGTTGGTTTAGTGTTCCCCGGTCATTTCCATGATCGGGGTTTTTGGCATAAAAAAACCCGGCTATTTGCCGGGTGAATTTTACAATTTTGCGATTGATTCAAATCTTTTTAATTGTTTTTTGTCACTTTCAACTTGTTGCGCATTTGTCAAGTTAGTATATTTTTGACTTTTTTCATCAGCCGGCAAACTTGAAAATTTCGCAATTGATTTTTCAATATTGTTCAGACGTTTTCCGTGTTCACCTTTGCCAATAAGATCCAAACGGCCAAAAAAATAAGCGCCGCAATATGTTGCCGCAACATATTCGTTGTTTGATTTGCGGGTTTCCAAAACGTTTCCGTTTTCGTCAACAATTGAATAAATGTACTTTGGGCCACTTTTTTTCCCGGTTTCTTGCTTGATCAGTTTCATGTGATTTGTTTTTTTTGATTGATTTGATAGATCAAAGATAAACAAATCTATCAATCCACCAAATTATTTTGATATCTTTTTTGAAGTATTTTCAGCGTTGCCGGATAATATCGGGAACGATATTGATCCCGAACATTTTTGATCAACCAATTGATTGCGGATTTTTTGCCATCACGGGCGGCATCAACCGCGCGCGAATCGTTTGTGATCCCGGTGATTGTTTTCCCGCGGAATGTTGTTTCAATTATCCAATGTCCGTGGCCGTCCGATAAAATGTTGAAATGTGTTTGCATGTGATTTGATTTTTGAAGGTTTGAAAATGGCGGGGAATGATCCCCGCCGGGTGAATTTATGGTTTGATATAAAATTCCAAAAGTTGACAAACTTGATTTGGAATGTGAATTTTTTCACGGCCGCAAGTTTGATAAAAAGTTCCGGTTAACAATTCAAATTGACGGGGATCAATTTCATTGGTTTTGATTGCGGCAACCATTTTGCGGGCAATTGAAAACGGGTTGCGTGTTTCGTCAATTTCTGAAATGTCCAAAAGCAATTCGCGGAGTGTTGAATTTTTCATGTGTTTCATTTTGATTGATTTGATAGATCAAAAATAAGGAATATATCAACCCAACAATCAATTTTGATATTTTTTTTGAAATATTTTTTTTAATCCCGGTTTCTATATTGCCGGCCGGATCCGTGGCGCTAATTATGAGCAAAACAATTTCATGACAACAATTGAAGCATTGAACAAAATCAAACAATTGTTTGCGGACGCGGGACAATTGGTTGATCCAAACCCGGCACCGGCACCGGAAAACAAACCGGAACCCGGCGCGCAATCCGTGAACATGGTTTCGGAATACATTTTGAAAGACGGGACAAAAGTATTGGTTGACAAATTGGAACCCGGTGGCATCGCAAAGATCGTCGATCAGTCCGGCGCCGAAATATTTGCACCCGTTGGGGAACATGAATTGGCCGACGGCATGATCATGGTTGTTGGCGAAAACGGCGTGATTTCGGAAGTGAAACCCGTTCAAGCGGCCGCACCGGAAGTCAGCGTGGAAGTTGAAGCGACAAAGCAAATGAAAAAAAAGTTGGACGAAATGGTTGAAATGATCAATCAAATGAAAACCAATTTTGAATCACAAATCGCGGAAGCAACCGCAGAAAACAAAAAGTTGTCAACCGGAATGTCAAAGTTGACGGACGTGATCATCGGCATGTGTCAAACGCCGTCAGCCGAACCAACAAAGCCGGCCAACGCATTTTCACAACATGTTGAATCACGCAACGACAAGATCAACGCATTTTTGGAAATGGCAAAATCAGTCAATTAATTCACAACAAATAAAAAACAAATAACATGGCATTCAATGTCGCATCGCTCGCAAACTATACGAAAGAAAACGAAAAAAAACTTTTGTTTTCATCCGTATTATCACCAAAAACCGCCGCGCTAATTAAGGCCGCCGGAAATGTACAAATCGGAATCAAATCATCCGAACAATTGGGCATCATGGAAACCGACGCCATTTTTCAAGATGGCGGATCATGCGGTTTCACGGCGTCCGGAAGCACGACCATAAGCCAAAGGCCGTTGGTAGTAGGAAAAGTAAAGGTGAATGAAACCCTTTGTCAAATTGATTTGGAGCGTACTTATTTACAAAAAGCATTGCCGGAGGGTTCAACCTATACGGATTTAGTTTTCGCCGCCGATTTTTCAGCGCGCAAAGGTCAAAAGATCGCGGATCAATTGGAGGTTGCGACATGGCAAGGCGACACAACATCCGGTTCGGCATTGCTCAACAAATTTGATGGATTTTTGAAGCACATCACAACCGCGGGCGCATCCGTTGTCAACGCAAACGCCGTGGCATTCATCGCCGGCGCACCAATCACATCAATCACAACATCAAATGTTGTTGCAATATTTGACGCGGTTTATGCAGCGATCCCCGCAAAGGTTGTCGGCGCGGACGACATGACAATTTTTTGCGGAATGGACGTTTTTAGATTGTACACAATCGCATTGAAAAACGCCAATTTGTTCCACTACAAAGTTGACGTGAAAGCGGACGCGGAATTTTATTTGCCGGGTACATCCGTGAAAGTTGTTGCAACACCGGGTTTGAATGGCACCAACGACATCGTCGCGGCGCGCGTTTCGAACCTTTTCATCGGCACGGATATGCTCGACGAGCAAGAAAAATTTTCTATCTTTTACGATCAATCGGACGACGTGATCAAGTATGTTGCACGTTTTAAATACGGCACCCAACTTGCATTCCCGGACGAGGTCGTCAAATTCTTTGTTTAATTAATTACGGAACCGGGGATTGATTTCCCCGGTTTCAAACCTTAAAAAATTTTTACCATGCCATGTGCATTATCGCAAGGAATGACAATTGATTGCCGCGATTCAATCGGCGGCGTCAAAGCGGTTTGGTTTATCGCGCACGCAAACGTGACGGCCGTGACGGAAGCATCCGGCGTCGTTTCAGCGATCACCAAAACCGGCGCATTTTACAAATACAATTTGACAAAATCAACCGCGTCGTTGACTGAAAATATCAACGTTTCCGTTGAAAATGGTTCCGTCGGTTACGCGCCGGAATTAACAATCGTTTTAAACAAAATGCAAGCAAACACACGAAACGAAATCATGTTGTTGGCGCAAAACGTTTTGATGGCGGTTGTTCAAGACATGAACGGAAAATATTGGTTGATTGGCAAACAAAACGGAATTGATATTTCGGCCGGCAATGCCGGAACCGGAACCGCCATGACGGATCGAAACGGATATTCATTGACGTTCACCGGGGTTGAACCCGCGTTGGCGCCGGAAGTCCAATCCGGATTGATTGCGTCATTGACGACACCATAAAAAAATCAGATTCAATAAAGGAATGGCCGGGCAACCGGTC